ATGTACGATGACGCCGAAAGTGCTAATAAGTATCCGCCTCCATTTTGCGCCAATGCTAGTGAACCGCTTGTGTTAATAGTTACGCCTGCACCTGCAGTAATCGTGCAAGTGCCTGCACCTTTGTTAGCGACCTGAATAACATCGCCAACCGTAAAGATCGAGTTGTTAACCGTAATTGTTGTAGCGCCTGCAGCGTTCATAATTGTGCGCTTAGTCTCGTCGCCTGCAATTAAAACGTAACTAGCCGTCTTGTCCGATATCGGTAAATTTTGTATGTCGTTAAGTTGCGCGGCCGTCAAAACCTGACCAGCAACAAACGGAAACGGTGTTGTCATATTTGCCTACTTTACCCTAGAGCGTTGTCTGCGTTGATGATACCAAACGACAAGTCGTCAAGTATTAACTCGTAAACGATGACCGTTGGCGACGTGTAATAAGTAACGCTATGCCCGGTGTTTACGCTGATCGTATGCTCAATGCCCTCGACTGCCAACTCTTGTGCTAACTCGGTAGTTGTCACACCTGACGTAAACGACTTTTCAATCGTAATTGTGTCGCCCACGTCAATTACGGCCACCGTGTCACGTTGCGCGCTAGTCAACAAAGCAAACGACGTAGCCAAAGACGTGTATCGTGCCTCAGGTTCAGGGTCAAGCAAATAAACCGCCAAGTCAAGTGCAGCGCTGTCGTTATGCAAAAGACTGTTAGTGATGCTGTAAGTCTGCACAAAATACTTTGTTTGACTACCAGCGTCGTCAGCAACCTGCGGATTGTTACTGCCAAGTATTTGAACGACTGCACGGTTAGTTACCTGATCGGCTTCAAAAGTTATGCCCACGCCGTTGTACGGAATGTTTGTACCGTCGTCATGAAAGTCTGCTACCGCTGGTGTGAGCGTTGTGCCTAGTCGAGCGTCAAACACTAGATCGCCGTCACGCGACATAAACAAGCGACCCTGCTCAGCCTCGTTTACGTCAGACAAATAGCCCAGCACGTTTGTGCCTTGCTCAATAGTAAACGCCGCTGCACCGCCAAGCGTTTGAGTACCTGTAGCAATGTCGCGCGTTAACGCTGGGAACGCAACCTCAGGCCGATCAAGTACCGCCGTTACTCGAGCGCTAGACAATTCCTCGCTGACATTAAATTCGTCTAAATATGTTTGTGCCAACAAATAGAAATCGTCTGCACAAAACACGGTTACGGTGTCAAGACCGCCAAGTGCAAAATTGTAGTCATAGTTTACGATCACGCCAACAAACAAATATTCTTTAACGTTCAGCGAACTGTAACGTGACAAGCGCACTCGACGCATAGGTGCAAGACCCGGTTGGGCTTGCGGTGTGTCGTAGTACGGCGAATTAGTGTCAAACGGGTTAAAAATACCTGCCGTGTCAAGCATATTAAACGACATAGTGCCAGCACTAAATTGGTCGCCCTGATCGCGTCGCCCACGTTTAACCGTGATGCTATTAACGCCGTCAAGCACGCTCGCAAAATCTGTCGTACCGTTCAACACATAGGTTGTGTTATTTAGCAAACCTTGCACCGGGTCGTCAAGCAAAAATGCGTCTTGAATAAACCCTGTGTCAATCTCTAAGTCATAGTTGCCACTAGCGACAACGGCTGTACCTGCCATTACGACGCGATCTGTAAGTCGAGTGGGCCGTTAGTGCGCTGGTAGGCCAGCAAACTGTTTAACACGCTTTGACCGATCTCGGCGCTAGTTGACATACCGCCTGTCACGTTTATTGTTACGCCACCGTTACTACGCGCTGCAATGCGTTCAGCGTTGCCTGACGTTGTTAAAGCGCCTTGTATGGTCACTAGATCGCCCGGGCTACCAATACCGCCACCACCGCCACCTGTACCGCCGCCTGCACCGCCGCCACCGCCACCGCCGCCGCCACCAATAAGCGTTGGGGGCAAACTAGGCATACTTGGCAAACTAGGTGTGATACTGCCCGTGCCACCTTCTCGAGCCTCACCGCCGCTAGTCGCAGCGCCACCGCCACCAATACGACCCAAATTGATTGTCGGCAACTTGCCAATATCAGTAAACGGGTTTATCAAATTCATGCCGTCAATAATTAAGTTAATTGCACCGATAAACGAATTAGCAAACAATTCAAAACCAGCAATCAAACTGTTTAAAACAAAATTGACAACGTTTCTAAAACCCTCAAATTTTGTGTACGCAACTGCAAGACCAGTAACAAGCGCCGCAATGCCAAGCGCAATTAACGTAAACGGGTTAGCGGCCATAGCAAAATTGACTGCCAAAATTGCTGTAGCAATAGCGCTAATCGTGCCAGCAATAAACAAAAATGCTTTAGGGTTTTTTTGCGCCCAGTCAGCCATGCTCTGCAAATACGGCAACACTTTTTGCAACACGGGCAACAAACCTGCACCAATGCTCTCTTGTGTTTCAGCCAAACTATTTTTTAATATCTTAAATTGACCTGCAGCGGTGTTGGCAGACTTTGCGGCCGCGCCACCAAAATTGTCATTTAACGCCATCATTACGGTGTCGAGTGACGCACCGTCTTTAATCATGCCCTTCATTTCAGGCGACAACGCTTGCAAACCTTTCATATTGCCGGCGTACGCTTTAGCCAGCGCGTCGCTAATTGTTGCTAGATCGTTGCCAGTTGCAGCCGAGATATCTTGTGCAAGTGTCAGCGCGCTAGTTGCATCGCCAACATTTTTTGTACCGACAAGTAACGCGGCAAACGCTGGTCGTAACTCGCTGTCAGCCGTACCAGTCGCCCTCGACATAGCCGAAATCATGTCCTCAGTCGCTGCGACAGTTGCGTCAGTAGCGCCAACCACGTTCTGCATCGTGTTAGCCAAAATTGCTTGTTGCTGTTCGTCCTCGGCTGCCGCCTTCGCCGCCAAGCCAAGCGCACCCGCAACCGCCGTAATCGCAGCCGCCGCAGGTACAGCCGCCTTGCGAATAGCAAACTGTGCTTTCTCGCCAACAGTTTCTAATTGCTTAAATTCTTTTATTGCTTTGTCAATGCCTTTGCCGTCAAACTCGCTGACAATAGGTATAGATAGTGCCATGACTAAATCTCGCTTTGCACAACGCGCATAGTTTTAGCAATCATCTTTGTCATCTCAGCTTCAATACCGCGACGCGCTTTATATACAGCCGGGCCAATTAGTCGAGTGCGACCAGCGCTAACAAAACCTAATGCGTTACCTAATCTGTTTGAGTTAGCGCGACCAGCCGTTTCAAAGATTGCGGCCGCAGGGTCTTTTTGCTCAATAAGAATTACGCCGACCGCGTTACGTCGAGTGTCAAAACGCATACGCACTCCGCTAATTGCTTTGGCTGTTGTGAACGGAAATAGTTTGCGATCACGTTGCACCCAGTTGTAGCGCATACCTGATAGCGGTAATTCTTTGTAAACGGCTTTGCCTGCCTGTATTGCTGGCTGTGCAATTGCGGTTGCGTCTGCTTTAAAATCTTTTTGCAGTTGCGGGTCAATTTTACGCAAAGAGTTAATCGTCTGCTTTACCCCGACGATCTCAATAGTTGTTGATGCTGGCATTGCGCTACCTCTTTTGCTTATTCAATAGCGTAATCACCGTTATCAGGTCGCGCGTGTCAAACTCGATTGTCGTAGGCCAATACCCTGTTGCGACTAACAGTTCTGCTAGTTGCCGTCGGTAACTGCCTACGCCGTATGGTTTGGGTCTGTCTCGTCTATTGCCTCAATAGTCATGTTTGGGTTTTCTTTTACCCAATCACGATACGTTGCAGGCATTTTTTGGCCGCTAAGTTTTAGCAAGTTGTATGCCCAACAAACTAAATCGGTGTAGCCGATACCTTTGCCGTCACTAATTTTGCGACCCTCAGTTTTTTCCCACTCGCAGATCACAAACATATTTGTTGTTAACTCGACTGGCGCTACGCCGTCTTGTAAATCTACTTTAAGTTTTAATCGCATTGCCTTGTCCTGTTCTCGGCCAGTTATGGCGCGTTAGATCACGTTACGTCAACTGTGTATGCGCCACCCATAAGTTCAATGTCGTAGGTAGCCAACTCGCCCAAGTTTGCGTTCATGACTGGCAACGCGCTTAAGTAAGTGTTTGTCAATTCAAAGCCCGGATTAGTTGCGCTGTTTGCGCCTGACGCTGGGGTTACTTTGATATAGCACTTTGTGCCGACAAGTGGCGCAAGAGTTGCGTAACTTTCCGACGATGCAAACGATGCGTACAAAGTTAAGGTTGCGCTGTTTGATTGCAGGCCAGCGGTGTTTGTGCGTGCAGTCGAGCCAAACGCGGTGTCCTCAAGTGCCTCAACAATGTAGTTAACGGTAACTGCGGATACCTGATCGGTGATGTCTGTGGTCGATGCGCTGGTCGCGCCGATAAGCACGACCGGGTTTGAAAGATAAGTGCTAGTTGGCATATTTACTCCTTGATGTGTTAGTTATAGTTTTACCATACCGCAACGATATGCGTGTGTATGCTCACGCCGTTTGCGCTTGCAAGCCAACTGCCACGTCATAACACGGATACTCTTGCCCGCCTATGTCGAGTGTGCCCGGTCTGCCCGACATTGCAATAACGCTTGAGCCAAGCACTAGCGCGGTGATCTGCAAAATCTCGCGCAACACGGGCAACCCTGCTGGCCCGCTGCCAACAATTTTTATTGGGTAGTCCATACGCACGATGTTGCCGTTGCCTGCGATAGTTGTAAAACTTGGCGCTGTAATAAACACACAATTAGGCACAAGTTTTGTCGGGTCGTTTACTACCCGTAAACCTGTAACGGCCGTCAGCGTGGCTGTGAGATCGTCTAACGCCTCGTTAAACAGGTCGTTGTACGGTGCAGGCACTACGCCACCGCAGGTCGGTCAATACCTAACAACTGCTTAACAATCGGTGTCATTGACTGTTGCGGTGCTGTACCCATATTGTCAAACGACGCAAACACGTTTTCTAGACTGCCTCGACTACGCCACAACGCCGCGCAATACATGATCGTGCCAAGCGTTACGTCACCGCTAGGCGACGTGCTGAGACTGTCGTTGTAGCCTGCCTCGGCGCGACGACGACTGCAAAACTGATTGCCAGCGCTTACGGCCTGCGTTGCCAGCGTGTAATCGTCTGACGGGTTAGTGATTGACACGCCAAGATAGGTGACAAGGTTTGCGACCGTAACCCAAGTGCAGGTAGGTGTAAACGAGACTGTGCCAGCAAACGAGACTACAAATTCAACGTCAGCCCCGGTGCAAGCAAACAAAATTTGGTTAGGTACTGCGACGTTTACGTTGTAATTAAACTCGCCTGTAACGCCGTCAACGCCGACGTACTGATATTGCGGACAAGCCAACACGGTAAACGTGCCGTTAAATGGTGCGCCTAACGCGCCTACAACTACGGTGTCGCCAACCTGTATGTCGGTTGGCTCGAGCGTAGATATGCAGGCGTAGTTATCTAGTAACTGTTTGCTGGCTGTTGAATAAGTTGCCATAAGCGGTGTTGCCGCCTACGACTAAGCGATCAGGATTGACTGAACCTGAGTGCTGTCTGCAATAAACGTTGATACGTAACCTGCGTACGAGAAGTTACGGCCAAGTGTTGACGGCAACTCGACTGACATCAAACCGCGTACTTGCTCGTAGAACTCAATTGCTTCGCCTCGTGCTACAACCAAAGTTGATGACGCAAAGTTTTTGTCAGCAACAAGTGTCAAACCAAATGGATTGAAAGTTGACATTTGTGTGATGTTTGATGTGCCTGCTGCGTTCATGCCTTGCAATCCTGCTGCACCAACGTACGGGAATACTGGTCGTTTGTCAGCGTCTAACTGCTTGCCAAGGTATAGCCATACGTTTGGATCAACAAAACAATGATCAGGTAGGAAGTTTGTTGCAGTCAAAATGTTGTATGCGGCTGTGTAAAGCGCATTAAACAATGATGACGGGTCTGTGCTTGAAACTGTCCATGTTGAACCTGACGCTGTAGCGCCTGCGGTGATTGCGTCGGCTGCAACGTTATCGCTAGCCAACATGTATTGGCCAACAAGGTCATTAAGAATGATGTTGAGCGATGCTGGGTCGGTGAAGTCAACGTCTTGAATTGACAAAGTTACTTGACCAGCCAACGTTGTTTTAGTAACGCTGTTGCTAGCAATAACCATTGTTGTTGCTGACGCTGCAGCAAATTCACTTGATTGCGCCGCTACTGATGTGTGCGTTGTAATGGTTGGGCGCACAAATGTTTTAGATGCACCGTTGTTTGGCATGGCTCGAGCGCCAATTGCGTTTACAACTGGTCGAATAAAGTTAAGGTCTTGAAAAACCGGGCCGAGTACGGGAACTGGCAAAAGTCCTGGTGTGTCTGTTGTTGCGATATCGCCCGCCGCTGCTTGCAAAGCTGACTGGTTTGACTTAACAAACTCGTTAGTTGCGCGTGCAACGTTTTCAAATGTTGTGCCACCAATGTGCATTGCTGCAAAATATTCGCCCGGTGTTGGCAAATTAAATTTACGTGCAGGTTGCGCCCACAATTTTTCTGTGGTTGCTTGCGCTGCCTCGACTACTGCTGTTTCGTTTTTGTCGGTCATGTCATTGTCCTTTTGTTCTTGTTGTTCTGATTGTATAGCACTTGTCAATTCGGTTTCGGGGATACCTTCGGCTACCTCGTCGGGTGCGCTGGCCGCAACCTCGGTGATAACTGCACCGCTAAACGCGCCTTCGCTGACCAGCGACAATTCCTGCCATGTGGCCGCCTCAACGATCATCACGCCTTCTTCGTCGTAACTAAATTTTGTTGGGGTAACGCCTACCGATACCGCGTCAATAACGCCGTCATTAGCCAGCGTCAAAGCTTCATCGCCTAGTCGAGTGGCGCTGATCTTGGCCGTAAACATCATGCCCTGCGGCGTGTCCACGCGCTCAACTACTTTGCCGACAATCTGATTGCTGTCATGCTGCATAAATAGTTTCGGGTCGCGCCCCGTGACTGGCAACGACCCTTGCAAAAATCGTACCTTAGTACCGTCATTGACTGTCGCTGTTTCGTCGTATGTGACGGCTACGCCTGAGATTGAGCGCGACGGCAAGCCCTCTGCCGCCGCTGCATCAACCGTGATCTGTGTGGGGGTTAATCGGATCATGTTGGTGATACTACTCTTTCATTTGTTTCGGTGTTGTCATAATCGCCCATTGAATACTCGCCCGACAAATATTGCTCAACGTCAAATTCAACGTAAGTACCGTTAGGCAAAATGTTGTTTTGGCTTAATGTGCCAGCGATGCAGTCTGCGTAAGCGCGTACGCCAAATGTCCACAAGTCCATGCGCGCCTCGGCGCTCGACTGGTACGAATAACTGCCAACCGATACGCCTGCAAGGTACGGCGGTATGTTGCATAGTCGAGCCATTTCCATTGCTTGAAATTCTGCGCTGTCAATTAACAACATTTTGTCAGGGCTTGTAGCGGTCTCTGTGTACGACACAAACTCGTTGAGCGCCGCTGTCTGATTAGTTTCACGCGCCGCGTTAAACGCCGCTGCAAGATCGCTTAATTCTTGTGCCGATAGTGGCTCGCCGCCTGTTTGACGCAAAATGCCAGCCGGGATTGCTGACGACGAATTGCGGTAACGCGCCGCTTCAAGTTTTAACGCTGTAGCGACGGCTGTTTCGCTCATATAAATAATGCCTTGTATTGGTGACAAAAACTGCACAACGTCGTTTGGGTCTAAACCGCCACCGTTAAACACAATGTCTTTAGACGGCGCAAACCAAACTGGCCCTGACTGATCTAACGTCTGCACCATTGCTGCAGGTAGTCGAGTGTAAGACGCTGGGTAACCGTCAGCGGTGCGTGACGTGATGTACCAAAACGCGCGACCAAAAAAGAATAGGTCGTCAAATGTCCACGACATAATAAAATTGTTTGGCAATGTTGGGTCTATGCGTCGTAGCCAAGTGCGTGGCGCTAACGGCAATTTTTCCATTTCGTTGCCGTTCCAAATTTCGTTGTACATTTTTAAGTTCATACAACCGATAACGCTTGCCATGAGATCGCGCGCTCGACTGATAGTTGGCACGCTCATTGCACGATTGCGTGCCGTACCTTCAACATACGAGTAATACTGGCCGACTAGTTGTGCGCCAGCGTTGTTGTTCTGATAAAACGTGCCACCGGCTGCAGCGGCTTTAGTTGGCTGCGGTGAAATAGCCGCTTTTTTTACTGACTTGTTAAAGATTGCCATTTGCTAAGTATGCCACCAAACTAAATGCTCAATGTGTATAGGTGACCGCCGCAAACGTAACCGAGAAAGCATAGGTAAACGACGGCCACCCGTTTTGCATACTAGCCACTAGCCACAACGATCATAGGTTTACCTGTTGCGGTAGGTCGGCTTGCAAGTGCGGCGCACCAAACTAAACAGCGCGCTAACTCGATCGGCCCGGGTGATCGCTGGCTAGATAGTGCGATGCTGTTTTGTGACCGTACTGCGACGGCGCGTTGTACGTGTTCGGCAAGCATATTTTCGCCTGTATGCCACAACAGTTTTTCGTGGATCATTGACTTAATGCGCGGCGTAAATTTAAGTATCTCGCCATAGCCAACAATCGCACGCCGACGCTCTAGCGCTAACGGCCAATGAATATCTATTGACGGTGAGATTGCAAATTTTATTGCCGTGTTTTTGGCTAGGCGCTCAACGTGTTGCAACATCTCGTCGTATGTGTCGCACACAAACTCAACGGTCACGACGGTGCGCCGATCGTCAAGCACGACGGCTCGAGTAGCAAAATATCGGTCATCAGTTAGCGACGTTTCTATGGCGACTGTGCCACCGTCGGGCATTGGGTCGGTGTACTCCAGTTCAGGCCACAAACCCGGTGCTATCCACGACTTGTCTGACGCAACCCAAAGATTGCACGACGCTCGTAAAAAACTTGCGCGGTCAGGGTTCTCGCTCTCAGCTTCAATCGTTTTTAATGTCAAAGTTTTGCCTAGCGCTGGGTTAGCCCAACCCCACGCGCGACTGTCCATAGGCGATATGTCAGGCGGCGGCGACCACTCCGCAAAATACAGCGATGACGGCTCGGCACGGTCAATAGATCGCAACCCTTGTTCGCGCCAACGTTGCATTGCGGTGCTTGCCTCTGTGCCTGCCGTTGACCACGCCGACAACAATGGCGAACGTCGAGCGCGCTGCGCTGGTAGTAAACCGCCGTCAATAACCGTTGACCCGATATCCCAAATTTCGTCTGCCACGATCAGGTCGCAAGACATACCGTGACCGACACTCGAGTTGGCGGCACGAATAAACCATTTAGACCCGTCAGGCATAGTGACCTGATTACGGCCATAAGACCGCATAAGTTTTGCACCAAACCTGAGTTCAAGAATGTCGGCAAGTTTGTCGTACAACATGACTGCCAAGTCAAGACGATGCGCAGTAGATAACACAGTTTGCGGTAGCCCCCGGTGCTTAGGCATCTCAGTCAGCCACCAGCCGACAAGCGCCGTCAACGCAACCGTCTTACCGTTCTGACGCGCCGTACTAACCATAGACATACGATGCAAAAAATCCCCGTCGCCATCAAACAACAACTGACCGTCAAGCACACGCTGTTGCCAAGGCATCAACTCCATACCAAGATGCTGTAAAGCCCAGCCCCCCACCTCAGCCCCAAACGAACCGCTTGCATCAGGCCACACAGTCTCGAGCCTCGGCTGATCTCGGCCAGTCACCGCCAGTTCAGGCTGATCAAGGTCATCTGAGATAATCCTGAGTTGGGTCGGGTTTCTTTCTCATCTTTCCC